GCCACCGATTACTCTGATTCCAAAAGGTATCGTATTGGTAGTACGAAAAAGCGGCAGGTAAAGCATACTCCGCCTGACCTGCCACTAACGTAATTGACCCTGAAGCATAACATTTTGTCCAGGGATACTGCTCAAATATCTCACGGTTAATTCTGTTAGCAATAGCAAGAAGCTGTTTTGTAGTAGTATCTGTTGCCGTTATGATATTAGGCGATACCGTATACCCTGCTTCATTTGCAACATTCTGAATTACCGTGGATAAGCTCATTCTTTTCTTGGTCTACCTCGTCTTTTAGCAGGTTCTTCTACAGGCTCTGCATCTAGTTCAACCGCAATTTCTTGTCGCTTGCCTCTAAGGTCTGTTCCTTCGTTAGCTTCAATACGCTGCAAAAATAGCTCTAGCTTTTCCTCTAAAGCCTGTCTTTTTGCTGTCTCATGCTCTAATTGCTGGCGTAACTTTACTACTTGGTTTTGATCTGAATTAGCAGCTTCTAACCAATCCTTAGCTAACTTTACTAACTTAGATAACGGTCCAATCTTTCGCTTTACCTCGTCTGTGGCAGCAGCTAATTGCTCCACTGTCTTAAAGCCAAGATAGTTAAGTTCTCGTAAAGCAGAACCGCTCATCATAGCCCATTCAGCTAATGGAGTTCCCTCTGTAACAGGCTCACTACCAGCTTTGAATCGTTCATAAAGCTCTGGATATTCGTGAATATCTTGCGGCTCTATACGTCTTACAGTTTCATCACCACCTGGCCATTGAATAGAAATAGATGGTATCTCATCAAATATTGGCCGACCTTCTGCTAGACTCTTTTCTTTGTTTTCGTTGTAAGCATAAAAGAACTTAACATTAGCCCCACTGTACCGCTTCTTGGGTTGGCTATTGCCGTTCATTATGCTTGCCCAATCTACTTGTGCCATAATAATCCTTTTAGTTAGTAGGTATACGTTATTGCGTATAGCCTACTTAACATATTTTCGTATCACAAGACCGCATTAAGTTCCCCATTTGTCAATTAAGTAGCTTTCTACTTGCAACACGTCCGCCACTGACAGAACGGAGTCGTAATATATAATCTCGGCAATGAACCCAGTTAAGGGCGCTATTACTCCTGCTCTAGCTCCAATGTATAGAGGATTGGTAGCACTTGTGGTTGTTGGATCTGTTGTATATGAATGGGAAAGGCTAACCTCGGAACCATTAACTCGCAAAATCATCCCATTTATTGTCCCGTCAAATTGGTGACAAGTAATTTTGGTTGTGTTGCCAATGCCCCAATATGGCACATACTCTTTTCGTACTACGATTGCGCTTGAACCAGGTGGAGTTCTTCTAACTGCGATAGTGCTATTTACGTGAGTATATAAATACTCTCCGTCGAAACTATTTACCGAGGCACTGCGCTCATAAATCAATCCGTCAAGCGTCGCCTTATGCACTGCAAAAATTGTGTAAACTCCCGCCGTTAAATTAGCGGTTGCCATAATATCACCACTAAAATAAAGTGATGGCTGACCGTTTATTCCGTTTGCGGCGTTGCGCCAAACTGGTTGTGCTGCTGCATTAGCTTGTACGGCATCTAGTCCGTTGCCGCTTTGATCCTGCCACGTTTTCACCTGTGTGTTATCGGCAGTAATCGGTGTATCTGATGCGTCTAATACTCCGGCATCCGACTTTAACCATAAAGTTAAACCGCCAATGTTGCTCGGACTAAACTCCGAGGATGACACCTTGTTACCAACAATTGATGCGCCAGGTAGTCCAATGATCATATCAATACATAGCAATAATGTTAGTAGCGTCAGTACCAGTCGCATAAACTTTACTCGCAAAAATTGGTAAAATAATACCAGCAGGAACCGTAAATACTACCGGAGAAGAATCGCCCTGTGCTAAAACGCTAATGTCACCAGCATTACCGACAAACAAGGCTCGAACTGCACCCAAATCGGTTGAATCGCTAGGAGTAACTGCTGCTAGTTTAGACGCTGAAAACATTGCGCCTGGATTGGTTGGTGTAAAGTTGCTTGTCATAGTTGCCTTAAATATAAATTGTGGGGGGCTTATCCCCCCTAATAACTAAGCGCCCTTAGTCATTTTTAATGCGAAGTAAGATGTACCGTTAGAAGCACATACAAAAAAGTTTGTATCTGCATCATTATCCTTGATAAACCCTACCCATCCAGCACCTCTTGTAGCTGCTGCACCAAACGCTGCAACCATCTCAGCTTGCGTAGGAAGAGCATCAGTAACATTATCTGCGGATTGATAGGTTTTAACACCCTCTGCCGATCCATTTACTACATTTACGCTCACTCCATCGGTAACTGCGCTAGCCAAAGGTCCTGGCATACCTAGTCCCATTAGATCTGCTGCACTTGCCATAAATCCCTCTCTAAACTAGGGGGGCTTTTAACCCCCCTTCGTTATTAGTTTACTGACATGTAGCCAGTGGTNTTAACCTCAACCGTNCCAGCACCGACAAGCGTTGTGAGTCCCACTACGTTCTTAATGAGCGTAGTAGAAGCATCGTCAACAACACCAGCAGTAGCTGTTGTTTGAAGGTTCGCATCAGCAGCGTAAGAAGCAGCGGCTTTAACCTGAATTCCGCTTCCTACTCCACCACCACCAACGCCACCGACAAATACCCAGAGGTACTCATCGTTAGCAGCAGCTACTTGTGCGATACCAACCTGTAGGCTGTTCGAACCAGCGTTTGTGGTTGTAAGCATTGCAGCTTGACCATCATCGCTGATAACTACAGCAGCGTATTGGTCAATAGCACCTGAAGCCTGAACAAACATCCAAGTTCCATAAGGTGTTTTTCCTACCGATCCTACTCCTACTGGAAGAGGAAGATCTGTAGTTGTAAATGTTTTTGTTGGATTAACTCCAAATCCTTGACTTGACATATCCTAACCCTCCTTATGCGTAAATTACAGCTTGTAGAGCAGGAGCCGCACAACACAAGTTACCTTCCACGATAATAACTGTGAAGAAAGCATCCTGATCAATTGGACGATCCATCTGTGGTTGAAGAGGCTTGAAGTCTGCGCCACGAACCATATCGAACGACCAATACTTAGTATTGAGCAAACGACATGAGTTTGTTTCGAGAACAGCCGATCCGTATCCACCATCGAATACAAAATCTACACCGTCATAAGAAAGGGCTCTAAAACCAGCAACCGCCTTCTTAACAGGAGCTTGTATGCGCTGAATAGCTGTAAGAGAGTTATGTAGGAACTTCCAAGCAGTTCTATCACATAGTCCCAAATCAACCTGCTCATCTCCTCGAACGATCTGCGAAATTGTATCTGTAATTGTCTCTTGTACGTTAGTAGCACTGAGAGTTGTATTTACAGCTAGGTTTCTAGCAAATACGTTTGTTGAACGATCTATTGTTCCGTATGTACCTGAAGATGGAGAAGTTGAAACAGCCTTCTTGATACCATCAAATTCAAGTCCACCAGAACCAGTTCCATCGCCACGAAGTGAAGTTCCAACAGTATTCTTCAGACGAGAAATAGCTGCCTTCATCTTCATTTCAGCAAGGTCGAGGAGTTGTGCTTCATCACGGTTAGCACGTCGTTCCCGACCACTAATTGCTACTGGCTCATATACTTGCTTGATAGCAAATCTGAACGCTGTAGCGTCATCAATTGCGGAAAGATCGAATGAATCATATCCCTGATAGAATCCACCTACAGCAGCATCATTATACATGATGGGCTTTCGGAGTTCATATCCACCAGAAAATTTACGAACTAGCCCTTGATCATCAAGAGTTGCCAAAAGAGGATTGTGGTGCAACACCTCATCAGCAATATCATCAGATTGATCAAATAGGGTAGCTACAATTGCTTCTTCTAAATTAGCCATTTGTTATCCCTTTAATTAATCGGGATAACCTATAAACTAATCTCCAGCCAAACGGCGGCGTAGATTATCCCGAATATTTTTACTTTCTATTCTGGGAGTTCCACTACCTGCGGAGCCAGTGATTGATCTGCTAGCGACTTTAGCCTTTTGGACTTTCGCTTGCTCTTTTTGTATTGCCGACGAAGTAGCCATTTTGTTTACGAGGCTTGAGAACGTCGGATTGCCATTAACCACATAATTATACGCAGTTTCTAATATTTCCTCTGCGGAACTATATCTACCTGTGCTTGTGAGAGCTTGAACAACGGGGGCCATTTCTGCTTCTAGTTGGGCCGCTGTTTCAGGGTCTCTGAACAATGGTTTATTAGCTGTAAACGAGTTTACAACCTGTTGATTGTAGTACTCAATAGCTTTTTTTTGTTGTTCCGTTTGTACTTGCTGAAACCGTTCATCAGCTATTTTCTGCGCCTCTTCTCGTGTTAAATACTGCTGTTGAGGTGTTGGCTGCTGTTGTCCCCCTTGTTGATAACCCTGTTCCTCTGCTTCTAATAGGTCATCTAGGCTTAGACCGTAGCTTTCTAACCATTCCCTGGCTGTCGCTACAGGATTGTTCTGCATTGCTCTATCCCACGCAATAGAACGTCGTGTTACATCAGCTATACTTAAACCATCCTTTGCATAATCATTTTCATATTCTTTAACAGATTCATACAAGGAACCAAGTTGTGTTTTTAATTGATTTACCTCTTGCATACGCTTATCGTACTGAGTACGAGTCTCGTATGCTCTTCTGTTAAGGTAATTTTGAATGATATGACTATTCTCAGGAGTTGGGGACAAGAAAGCAGCTTTTTCGACCGCATTCATATCTGCAGGAGGGGCATATATAGGCTTTTCAGTAGGGGTTTCTACAACCTGTTCAGATTCGTCTGTAGCTTTATCTTCAGCTTCGGACTCGTCATGTTCATCGGACTCGCTTGGAGTTTCATCCGACAATTGTTCTTGTAGTCTTTGACGGATACTCATCGGAGCCTGCTCCAATTCAGACTTTACTTCGGTATCTTCGGTATTATTGTCCATTTCTGTACCTATCTATCATTTGTCGTTTTAGTTTGTTTACTAACGCTTTTTCAGTAGCACCCGATTCTCTATCAGGCACATATCCACGCTCGTAAGCATCTCCTACTTCTACTGCTCCAGCGGCTTTGTAAGCTGCTCTAAGTTTTGATTTACTTGTGTATATTTCTTTTGGATTTAATGGGTTGCGAGTAGGTTCCATTTCATCTTGAATAAACAGATCCCTTGCGTATCGCTCTCTGATAACTTCCTCTACTGGTACTACTTTTTTTTGTTTGTGACAGTATTGGTACAATTTGTATTTTGTCATTAGTCCTCTAGAGCTAGTAACATCAATAATACTTTTATTCGTTGAGTTCTAGTTTTTCCTGTAACTTCTCCCATTTTAGGGGTTGCGTATAATTTATCTTTTAATACGTCAATAAGTAAGTCTTTATCTACGGTTTCTGGTATTTCTATGTTTTGTTGCTGTTGTTTAAGTAGTTGAGCTGCAACCTGCTCCTCTTCTAATTGATACTTTTTTAGCTTATACCAAACATCACTAAGGTCTGGAGGTGCTACAGGCTCTCCACCAAACTGTTTCGGGTTAAGTAATAAAATTAAACTCATTTGTATTTAATTATATAATTGACCACGAGAAACGGAGGGTTATTTGTGCCGCTGGTCATTTCAGCGTTGCCGTCTACTCCGCCCGTAACTAGACCAATACGCCCAGTAATTGTTGAACCGCTATAAGATCCGTCCGCTGTTGTCCCTTGCGGTGCTGTCGTGTTGCTACTACCACCCCATGCGCTGTAACCGCTTGGGCTGTTTGTAACACTCAAATCGGCTCCAGTTCCCATTCCGTGATAGTGCGCTGGAATACTATGATCATGATCAATCGCTCCACCTGTATCACCTAGTGCATTACCTGTACCGCTGGCGGCTTTACCGATAGGAAACTTTTGCCGTAGGTCTGGCAGATTAAACGTAGTCGAGCCGTCACCATTGCCGTAAGTATCGCCAATAATAGCATACAACGCCGCATAGGTTGTTCGGCTGATTGCTGTACCGTCGCATAAAAGATACTTATCGGGAGCCGTTGCGCTGTACCACAACAAACCCGATCCGACTGGTAGAATATCGGGAACGTCAAAGACTGGCATTATGTAAGCTCCGTAACTCGCATTGATCCCGTTGGGCTTGTCTCCCAAATAGCATCAATAATCCCAGTGTAAACAGGTTGGGCAAGTTCTAACGTGCTATCGGGCTGTAACTTGTAGCTGTAGCTCGTTGTGCTGGCTGTTGCGCCTAGCTTCACATAGGCTATTTTATCCGAATCATTTACAAACACGGCTAGTTTGCGGTTTGCATTACTTGCTAACACTGTAACGCTCGATGCACTTGCGGTTGTGCTTGTAACGCTGCTAGAAGATACGGTTTCAGGCTCTACTGGCAATGCACTCGTAAACGGATTAACTTGGCTTGCTAGTGTGACAGAGCCAGTGTTACACGCTGTAACTTTACCATTAAGCGTGGATAATGTGCTTTCAGTAGCTGCCCCCGTTGGTAACGATACTGTGCCAGAAATGTTATTGATATTCCAAGTTCCGCTTTGTGTCGCAGCAACCGTTCCATCAACGGTTATGCTTCCGCCGTCGTCCGAAATTGGAACTGCACTTTGATCGCTTGCGATAACAACTGGCAAGCTGTTTGCCATTGTTTCTTGACCAGATACGCCGTCAATATCGCCTAGTGCTATCGTGAGACTGCCGCTCGGCGTAACCTTTACATTAACAAACCCACCTCCGCCTGCTGATGTTTGTCCAGTAATTACCGAGCGAGTTAGTTTTGCAAGGCTGTACTCGTTGAGCGTTTCGTTTATGGGAAAATCCGCACTCGTTGTACCACTTGCAACACATGCAGAATAGAGCGATAAATCACTTGCACCGCTTGTTTTAGCAACGTGAATCGTTATCGGAAGTTCGGGGTTTTGTATACTTGGGTTTAACTGACTGTTTGGTATCTTAATTGTGTGAAATGTTACCCAATTTCCATCTGGACTAAACACCTCAAAATAAACACTGGCACTTCCAAGCCATGCAAACCTTATACGATAGAGGTTGCTGTAAGTAAGATTGATCGCTTCGGGATTACCGTTACGAGTAAATAGTGATCCAGCAGAGCCGTCTAGCGCATCACCATTCCAGCTTGCTCGTGCTGTAGTTGTATCGCTTGCACCTGTTCTGAGCGTTACGCCGAAACTTGTACCCTCGTATCCGATAAAAAAACCGTTATTAGTGTCGTATAATCCTATGCGCTGAAAGCTGTTAGCAACTCCAGCAGTAAAAGCGGCGGTAAAGAAACAATACTGTTCGTGCGCTGGTCTATACTTACAGCTATAAACAGAGACACCTTTTGCTGCTCCAGTTGCGTTTGTGCCTGTTCTATACCTAGCGTGTCCACCACTAATAGTTGCACTACCACCGCTGGCGGTTGTGTTGGTAATAATATCGCTATTGAATGAATCAAAAAAACTTATCTCTACTTCATTGTTTCTAACTGCTGTTACTGCGGCTCCAAGAACGTCGCTGTTTAGCGTAGCCGTAATTCCGCCAATTATTTGACTGTTAATGCTTGCAAGAGTAGCTTCTGTTGCTACCTTAGTGTTTATGCTAGACAAACTAGAGTCTGCACTTTGCAAAGTAGTTTCAGTAGCAAAATCAGGAACGGTAAGGTTTTCTGTTCCTGCACC